TTCTAAAAATGATTTCATTGTGATTTCTTAATTTTTTTAGGTTTTAAAGTACCCTCGGTACCAACAAAATTGATAGAACTTGCCATTGGTTGTGAATTAAATTTTGATGCAATTGTAATTAGATGATTTCCGGTAGTATCATTTTCATCTTTATGTGCATAAACCCTAATACCATTTTCACCACTTTTTTCAAGTGTAAAATGATGTGCTCGGCTAAGTGCATCCACATGAGCAGAAGAATCTGTTTCCATTCCATGTGCATGTGCGCCGTATTCTCCTTTTTTTGTTCCATAACCTGAAGCAACTATATATGGCGTTCTTTCGTTAGTTTTATCTTCTTCTTTACTTTCATTTGTTCTAAAATGATTAGCAGCTAAATGTTTTCTAATTTCTTCTGTGGGCAATTTATTCAATTTATTAAAATAAGATTCTCTTACACTATTTAATATTTTGTTACCTTCTTCTTTAGCATGGTCTAAATGTTGTTCATTGCCAGGTTTACGAAGCCATTGTTTTCTGCCTTCTGTGTTTTCTTTTTTGCTACTTAAAGGTAAATGTGATATACCCTTTCTTTCAGCAAAATCATCTAGTTTAGGGTATTCATCTTCATGCCATTTTTCACCAAGAGATTTAGCTATTGGTGTTAAACCTGGGTTTGAAATTCTCTCTGCACCTTTACCCTCAGTATTTTCCATATTTGATTTTGCAGAAATACCAGGGTATATTGTTCCATGTGTTTTGTGTGGAACTTTAAGCATAACATCTGAAGTATTATCTTTACTTTCAACGTTGAGTCCTGTTATCTTTTTTATTGCACCTTTACCGGCACTTAGATGAACACTTTTTGCTTTGGTTAAATCGATACCTCTTTTTTTGTATTCTAGTATAGAGGCTTGAGCCATGTGTTTAGCTCTTTGACTTTGGTGTTCATATTCTTCAGGACTTATTTTTTGTTTTGACGCATTGTGTCTGGCTTGTGCAGTTGCTTTTTCTTCTTCAGTTTCACCTGGTCTAGTGTCTTTTAATCCTGCAGCTTTGGCTAAATGCTGAGCCAGTAAAAATTCATTTACATTTGAGCGATGAGTCGATTCTTTGTTGGCATCGGCCTGACTACGAGCTTGCTGAATCACCTGTTCAACAGACTTTTTATTTTTTGAAGATATTTTCTCAAAAATAAACGAAAGGCCAATCATTTTATATCATATCCTTTTTTTCTCAAAATTCTTATAGCGGCAGATTCACTATCGGCAAAAATTGTTGCAACTGATTTTCCTCCAGAATAAAGACCATAATGACCAGTGCCTTCTTTACGAACATGTAACGCATGTCCAGTTAAATGGTGTGAAGCAATGGCACCATGTAATGATTTGGAGAATTCTTTAAATGACTTCATTGTGGATCGTTTTCGTAATCTACTTTAATTGTTTTTTTACTTGTTTTTTTAGGTTTATCTTCTACTGAAGGTTTTCTAACTTTTAATAAATTTGCTTTGGCAAATTCTGACCTATTAACTAATTTTGTTGGTTCACCACTATAGTTGACCACAAAACCTTCTGGTCCCGTTGGTTTGCCATCAATGTGATGTTCTAACCCGCCTGTATTCTTCTCTAAATTTTTTACCAATACATTCTTTGCTTGTTGTAGATGGTGATGCATATTTAGGAGATTATTATAATGCTCAGTATTGCCTTCAATATGTTGTACATGAGATTTGGCTTCTGTTTCTTTTCTTGCTTGAGCAGCTGGTGTTTTTAGTTTAGATGCAGCTTTAACAAATTTATCCTTTATATGTTTCTGTAAACCTTTAGCTGTAGGTTTTTCACCAGTCCTAACAGTTTTATTAATATATGTTTCTAAAGAACCCCCTTCACCACGGTGTGGTTCGGTAGCACTATACATTTGTTTACCTAACGAATCATTTATTTTTTCAGCAGCTGCAATATGTTTTTTAAATTGTTCTTGGTCTTTTTCAGAATAATTTATTTTTGATGCATCATGCTCAGCGGACTTATGCCAAACATCTTCGTGTTGTTTGAAATTGTGAACATCTGGACTAGAATCTGCTTTCATTGAAGCAATATCTTTGCCGTGATATTGTTGATGAACCACCACACCAAATTTGGCTTTACGAATCTTATCACCTTCTGCACCTTTGGCAGAATATGTGATTGTATTAGGTGTAAATGATACTCCATGCTTAGTTTCTTTTTTATCTTCACCACTAAACATTACATCACCTTGATACACACCTTTTTTTGGCGTTACTTTAGGTAAGTGTTCTAATGCATGTTTTAATTTTTCAACCAAACCTGGTGCATGGCCATGGTTATTTTCAATATCTTCACTTGTATAGTTGATTTTTGGATTTTTATTAAAGGCAGATTTTGAAGCCACAAAAAATTTACCATTTTCTGGGTGATGACCAAAAACAATAGATGGAGAACCATCATACTTCATAGTCAAAGCGGTACTGTGGCCGCCAGATTTAATATGTTCATGGGCCTGCTGTAATGCGCCAACAGCATGTTTGAATCCTTCAGATCCGTTTTGTAATGGCCGATCCTCAGCATGGGTTATATGCTTGAGTTTACCACCCTCATCTTCTTCCGTTAAGAATGACTTAAATGATAACATTGAATTTCCTTTAGATTTGCAACACACTATGGTTGCCGATTTGCTTATTTATACAACATTTAAATCCTGGTGGTCAAACCATAAGGATGTTCGATTCGATATATACGCTGTCGGATTGTTGGATTTAAAACAATTTTTGTGTCCAAGTTTTAGGAGTTTTTTCGGAGATAATTTCCAGTGGTAGGTGATACTCAAAAGGTCTTGTTCCTCTTGATTTTATATAATCAATTTGTTTTTGTAATGATTGTTCCAACGTAATTTTTGTTTTATAACCAAAGAAATATCTGATTTTATCGGCTGAACAATTAGCGTGTTTTACTTCTTGTGGTCGACCTGGCATGAATACTGGATTCAGTTCAAAATTCAACAGCTTGGCAACAATTTGAGCCAACTCTAAAATGGTTACCGGATTTTCATCAGGTCCAATATTGAATATTTCTCCAACTGCTTTAGGATTCTCAGCGAATTCGACAAGGCAATCAACATCATCCGATATATCGGAAAAACATCTGGTTTGTGAACCATCGGCATAGATGATGGGTTGGCGGCCTTGTAACATCAAATTAATCATAATACTTGCCACATTTCTAAAAGGATCGTCATATTTCTGGCGAGGACCAATAATATTATGTGGAATAGCAATGACCAGTTCGATACCGTGTATCTCAGCAAGATTTTGTAGTAGTAATTCCGTACCGTACTTTGCAATGCCATATGGGTCTTGTGGTTTGCAAGTCATATCTTCGGTAAAAGGAACTCTATCTTGTGTTCCATATCTGGCCATTGAAGAACAATGAACAAATTTAGGAACTCCAGCTTGAATAGCCGCAGTCATGGCATTTACAGCAATTTGTGTTGTGTTCTGAACAATTAACGATGGAGAAAAAACAGAAAGTCCTTCATACGCTGTGCACGCTGTGTGATATACAACATCACATCCGGCCATCATATTTTTTAATTTAGTAAAATCTATCAAATCTTCCTGATAGAATTCAACTTCATCTGGAACATTATCTCGATATCCACCCAATAGATTATCAATACCCGCAACTTGATATCCTTTAGATAAAAAGGCATCAGCCAAATGTGATCCTAAAAAACCGGCCACGCCGGTAATAAAAACTTTCTTTATTGCCATTTTGTTCCCTCAAAATCTAACCAATATGTTGTCATTTTACCCTTGCCTTCTAGTAGATAAAATGGTAAAGTGTGAATCAAACCCCGACTTGATCCATAGTATAACAGTTCTTTCGGACCTCTGTCAAGAGCCCAAGCGAAATGGCTTGAACCCGTATCACCACCCACAAAGATTTCAGCTGTGGTAATGTGGTAATAGTTTTGTACAAAGTTGGTGGAATACCGCCAACCATCGAATGGACATCCTTCTGTGGGTTCACCTTTTTTGCAAATTATTTTTTCATAATCTTTATATTCTTCCGTAGAAAACTTTTGAATAATTTGTTTGTATACATTCTCAGGCCAATTACGCCATTGATTGTATGGTGCATCAAAGAGTGGAAAAATTGTAATTTTCTTTTCCATCGGTGCATCATTTGGTATTTTTACTAAATCACCGGACATATCTCTGAAGTCCCAAATATTAACTTTTCTCCAAGGTAATGTTTCTGTGCCTTCTTCGGTGGAAAAATAGTTAGTCATCTTCAACATTATCTCATAGAATGTTTGACAATGTGTGTCAGAGCTAACATTACCTGGTTTTAAATGAAATTGAATTAATGGATTGTTGTTAACTTTTCGTATGTGTTCCAACACATTAGCAACACCAATCATGTCACCATTACGAACTGTACCAAAGGTACCCGGTTCAATATTGATAATCATAATAAACTTTCTAAATCTTTTGCGTGAACTAATTTTGCTTTACGATTGAGATAAAAATGTTTCTCAAATACTTTATTGATGTTTTTACCATCGTCCCAAGATACATCATCACCTCTACGAAATTCTGGTTTCCAATCTTCTGCTTTCCAAACACAATATAAAGGAACATTACATAAGTCAGCTAACATACCAACGCCAGTAAAGTTTGTAATAAATGGTTTCTTTAAATTCTTAATGATATAAGCATTCTCTAACATTGGCCGATTAAAATCAATGAATTCACAATCTTTTAAATGTGATAGTATGTGAGTTTCTCTACGATCATCAATATTACCTACAGCCCACCTATCACCAACATAATATGCATCCTTCACAGTAATATCATATTCTGGTGTTTTTACTATGAAATCATCATCAACTTCAAATAACATTCTATATCGGTCATTTAACCAATTTTCATATCTGCATGTTTCGATTGGACGATTAATATCTTCTTTATCTTCTCTTGATGGCCAAGAGCTTAGATTAATAACATCACCATATACGAATATTTCATCATCAAAAGAAACATCAGTAAATAAATCTTGGTATAATAGAAACTCTTTGAGTCCATTAAATTTACGCATCTCAGTTTTAATTATAAGATCAAATTTACCAATATCTTTACTTACGCCAGATAATACAGGCATGGCATTTAAAAAATCACCTAAATTTGAGGTACCACTAACAAATATTTTCATTCACTAAATTCCTTAAAAGCAACAAACCAGTCCGATTTGGAAACTGGATGTAATTCAAATAATTCTGGTTTTTGTAGGTAGGACATTAATAATAATGTTTGGTCATCATCAACCAAATCATTTTTAAGTAATTCATTTATACTATGATATACCAATTTCTCTAAAGTTGGCCACATTTCTTTGCCTGCAACGATACAGGGGCCTGTTACATGAACATCATTATTAAAAATAACGTCACTAATATATGTGTTGGATGACCACTCTTTAATATTAAAGAAATGTATTTTATTTTTATCAAAAGGATATTTCCATTTCTTAACACCGTTGAGTGTTGATTCTTCTCGGCAATAACCAAAATCCATCCATGCAACAAGGTCGGTGTCAATTAAATTGTTTTCAATTGCTTTTGAAATGAAAGAAGATTTCAATGCATTGACAACAACATAGTCGGCATTCCAATACTCTGGATTACGACTTTCTCTAGGATTAATTTTATTTTGGTATTCAGGATTTTTTTGTACCTTTGATACCTTTTCTCTCAATTCTTGAAAATTGTTTTCAAAATCAACTGTAAGTATATCAGTAACTCGGTCTTGCCTTAAAAATCTAATATCATTGACAAATTCCTTTGATGTGTATACAACCATAGGATTTTCCAATTTAGCCATATGTCCAAATCGTTGTAGGTATGTTTGATTTGTTCGGTGCAAATAGTGTGGCAAACCTTTATCTGGTGTCCATTCACCACGGCCAATATCAAAGAAGGCAGTTACAATCGTTATGTCGTTCATATCCAATAATATTTTTTATAGTTATTAACAATTTCTATTTTTTCTGATTGTTCATTTACAAATTTATCATAATCATAACCATCATTTTGGTGATGATGTGTATCGGTCATATAAGGGTTTACTGAATAATTCTTGCCACATAAAAAATAATATACAACCATGTAACAGTCCATATAACCTAATGGGTTGTATTTTATTTGAAACCAATCATGATTTTCTTTAAACCAACTAACTACATTATCATAATTGTTTAAGAAAGTTGAAACCTTAAATATAGAACCGCCGCCACATCCATACTGATCAGTTAAGGGTTTCACACCAGAAAAAGATTCAATACTATCTATAATGAAATCAGGAATCACATTTCCAATACGAATATCGTGGCCCACCATTTCCCAATCATCTTCTATTGTAATTTGTTTTTTAATCCAAACATCATCTTCCATCATCATTATATGTGATGTTTTACATTTTTGGCAAGCCAATTTAAATCTTTCTAACCATAATAGTAATTTTTCTAGATTGTAACTAGGATACCCTACCTTTGTTTTAAATGGATAATAATCACAGTTATTGTTTATTGCAATATCCGACAAATCATCAGCAGCATCTGATCCTAAAAAGTAATAGGCATCAGGATAATGTTTTCTTATATTCTCTACCATTTTTTCAGTAGAAAGTTTTTTACCAGCCGAAGCAAGATGACAAAAAGAAATATCAGGCATATCTCACCACAAACATAATGGAATCACTCATATTGGAAATTTCACGAGCGTCAATGATCTCATACACCATATTATCGGGAACCAATTTAGCATATTCTTCAGTCCATTCCATTTGTGCAATATCTTCAATAACAAATACTCCACCAAGATTTAATTTGGACAAATAGACCGACAATGATTGTAAATGGCTCTCTCTTGTATGTGGACCATCATCAATGATAATATCAAAGTTGGGTAGTGTTTCAGCAAACTCTCTCCGATATCCGTCAGCATAAGTTATATTAATTCTAGGAAATTTTGCACAATTTTCTTTTGCACCAAAATCTATGGGATCCACACCATATATTTGAGCTTTGGCAAAGTATTCATGAAATACTGCAAGACCACCACCACGGTGAACTCCAATTTCCAATAATTTAATTTCTTTATCTTTATAATTTAGAAATTCTTTATCATAAAAAGCCGTGCAATAACGGTGATTGAATTCTTTATCGGTACCAAATTCATAATGTGTATCGTTACGCCAATTGTTTTCAACCATAATATCAACTAAAGATTTCATCATTTCCTTTCAATAAGTGTCATGCCGTTACAATTAGTTCTTCGTTCAACCAATTGCCATTCTGGATGAGAAGATAAAAACTCATCAATAGCAGGCCAAACTCCCCTTTCTTTAACTTTACCTTGGCCTTGATCACCATATAGTGTTGTGTCATGGAAGAAAATGTATTTTTTAACTTTGTGTGCATGTAATGCTAGTTCTTGGACAACCTGGTCGTATGAATGATAACTATCAACTAATAAAACATCGGTTGGAGCAATATCAGCTTTCAATGTACTTTCGATATGCAGTGTCACATTTCTTCCGCTAGCAATCGCATCTTTGAAATATTCATCAGTTTCGGGATACACTTGAATTTCATAACTATGCATTTCAATATCATGACGGAGAAAACCTCTCGTACTCTGTGCATGACCCACACCAAATTCTGTTGCGTGTTTACACTTGGATGCTATTTCTGAAATCCAAGGTAAATGTTCACACATATCGGTTGGTCTCATACACGCATCTTGATATTCTTTTTCAAAATCCATAGCGTGGTTATTTACTTTTATTGAGGCTACTTTCATTACGCTGTCCTAAAGGTAATAAGTTCTTCTTGTTGATACTTTTGTTTAATGTGTTCTTTCCATTGTGGCACTCGATCATATTGGTGCACAATTGCAAAAGGTCGACCTAAAGATGTTTTAACAATACCATCCTCAAACTTTGGTTCTGGCTCTAATAGATGTGGTCTGAATGATTCAATTTTAGATGGATCGACTGTTGTACCAGCCTGACAAGCCCATCCATCCAATTGTTTTGCAAAGTATGTTACACCTTTGAATGGTTGTGTTTGTATCAGCACATTATAGACCGCTTGGTCACAAATAGGAATGGGCCGGTTGATTGCATTGAATAGAATATTGAAAACCATATCTTTTACATACTCGGACACACCACCGATTGTTCCTACATTGTATATCTCATTATTTTTAAACTGTTCGTGTACATACGGTCCATAAGCTTGCATAAGATTTTCGTTACCCCACGGTTCATCTTTATATCTCATACCCTCAGAACCAGCAACAAGTTTTTTATTTTTGAGATTTGATTCTAACCAAACGATAGGGTTGGTTTGAAAATAAACATCTTTCACATCTGTGGTAACTACATGGCTATAATTCTGCCAAGTGTTTTTAAGAAAATCATAGATTGAAAGAAATCGAGCCACATGAATTGGAGCTTTAATATCACTCATTGGAATGATAATGAAATTTCTCTTAACTAATTCATCAATCGTTTCTTGTGAGGCATTACCGACAACCATGGCTTTGTCGCCAGTGAAACCACACTCATCAATTGATTCAACCCAAGGTTTTAATTGATTGTAGTTGTAATTTGTAAATGCACCTATGATTAGGCTTTTTTGCGCCATGGGTATTCTCCATTATATTTTTCATTCATTACTTTGTTACCATTTTCAAAAAATTCAGCATTAACTGAACCTTTACCTCCATCTACTCTGTAACACGTTGTATACTCTCTTGTGCAATCAAACTTAGGAAAATAATGTGTAATTGTTTGTAAAAACACTCTATCTTGGCCCCAGCCACCGTGCCAAGCACTTGCAATTTTATTGGCTACATCTGTTTTAATGAAATAACAATTAGTATCTATGTGATGTACTCCGTGATATGTTGGCCATTTTCCTAACGATTCACAATCATCAAAACAAATAAATTTACCTTCTTTATTATATATTTGTCGTAAGGAGTAACACCAATCCAAACTTCTTGTGTTAATTGTTTTGATACATTGTTCAACATGAGAACGATACAACCAATTATCTTGGTCAAGATATGCAACATATTCCGTATTAATTAAATGGGTGAAGGCAGCATAGACACGGTGGCCGTAAAATCCATTGGCACCGACATTGATTGGTAAAGAACAAATATGAACTCGTATATCATCAACAGCTGATCCCAATGCTTCTAATGTTTTATCCATGTGTTCATCACCATCAATGACAACATAACATTCTGTAGGATGGCTTTGGTTTAAAACAGATTCAACGGCAGTTTTTACCTCTGGTGATCCAGTGGTTGGTATAATCACAGTAGTGGACATAATTTAATCTCGTGTTAGTTTAAGTATTTTCTCTATTTGTTTTTCTATAATTGGTTTACGATTAGGCCAGTATATATATTCTTTTTCTCCGGTTGAATGTAACTTGGTAAGAAAAGGAACAATTAACTTTTCTACTTCTTTTAATCTAGCTTTATAATCTTCTGCGGTCTCGGCTGTTTTATTGATAACAGAATTATATTCTTCTTCCGATACAGCAGAAAAACCAAAGTCATCTTCTACATCAAATTCTTGTGCAAGTTTATCAAAATCTATTAGTGGCATATTTTACTTTGCAATTATAAATGGTCCAGCATCTTCGGAACGAGATGATGTGTATTGATATATCACTCGCACAAATTTATCTGCATTATCACCTTTATTGAACCAAGAAATTAACATAGGAATTAATTTGTTTGTTACTTCGGAACTAAGTTCCGTTCTTGTTTCTTCATACATCAATCTCACTGGATCTTTTTCTTTTTGTCCGGCAAGTTGTTTTGGTTTTTTTCCACCAGAATATTTTTTAGTAAAGTCTTTTAACTCTTTTTTAAATTTATCATTTGACGTTTTAAATTGCGATAACCATTTAGAAGCGAAGCTATTATCAACAAGAGAAAGAGCATCAGAAAAAACATACTGTGATGACAAAGAGCCGTGTCTAGCTTCAGAATTTTTATCCATATTGTTTGCTTTCCATCCACCACTCTCATCAGTAACATGCAACATTTGAATATATTTTGTTTTATCTTGTGACATATACAGTTTCAAATCTCTGGCGTTTTTTCCACCAGGTTTTCTTGGTTGCCAATCACTTAGTCCGTACGACTTTACTTTTTCTATTTCTTTTAATTCATTTGGTCGACTAAAATTAACCTTATAAATTTTTACTTCTTGAGTTTGTTTTTTCAAAGATAATGGTAGTAAATTTCCGGTTGAAATCATTGAAGCCATGAATGTATTTAATGTTGAAAATGTTAAACCTTGTTTTTTTCTTATCAAATTTTGTATATCTTTTTTTGCTTTGGGAGAAGCAAAATATATATCTGCAGGAGACCATTTATTAATATCACCAAACAATAATTTTCTAGCCTGACCACTCTCAACCAACATTTGATTGATTTTCTTTTGGTCATCATTGGCTTCTTTGAATAATTCTTGAATATTGTCCATGACCTCTTTATCACCACGAACATAAAAAACGGATGACCATGAAGGTCTTTTTATTGCATTAAATTTGTTTGATATATCTTCTAAATCTTTTATGAGTTTCTTTGCGATCTTTAAAGAAGAAATATACCAAGTGTCATCTTTCATTAAAAAATCTTCAATTTCTTTTAAATTGGTTGTTCCAGAATCGACATGCGTTTTAAATGCAACACCAATTTTTGCTGTTGGATAATTTTCATCCCAAAATCTTTTAAATATTTTATATGTTGGATAAAGTTTTTCATCAAATATTTTTTCAACTTTGGCTGCACCCACGAAATCGGCCATAGCACAAAACAATGCTTGTGCGGATTCTGCTTTTGAGGTATCGTCTGCCATTTTATCTAATAATTTGAATATCTTTACCTGAAGTCCATACTTCAAGTTCTGTTCTTAATCTACCCTCAGATTTAAGGGTTTCGTATCTATTTATAGCTTTACTCCGCCACCATTCAATAACATTATTCAATTCATGCTTATGATAATTTTCACCAGGTAAAAGTTTATCGGTTTTTAGATTAACATAGTCAACCATATTTTTAAAACCATAATCACCAACATAATATCTTTTCTTCTCTGTCAACGATTTGGCCTTCTCAATCGTTAAAGAGAATGCCTCTGCTTCAGGTGATCCTTTTAAAGCAGCTTTAGTGAGGGC